GAGAAAGTGACCGGGTTCTTCGGCGGAATTGTGGATGGAGTGAAGGGCGTTCTTGGCATTCACTCCCCATCCCGCGTATTCGCTGGGATCGGCGAGAACATGGCGTTGGGCCTCGCCAATGGCTGGGATGACGAATACGGCAATATTAAGCGAGGCATTACCTCTGGGCTGGACTTCGGTACGGCGTCGGTAGGCTTTGCGGATTCTGGCATCGGCATTTCCAGCGCGGCTATTGTAAATGGGTTGGGCGAAGGGAAGCAATCCGGCGGATCATTTACGTTTAACCTGATGTTCCCTGACATGACCAAATTTGCATCCTATGTGTTTGACCCGCTAACCGGCTATGCGCAGGCAAACGGTACGCCAATCCTGAACCCCATTGCATGAGGTGAAACATGACGGAATTGATTTTAGATGCCAACGGCATGGCGGTAGTGCTGCCGGAGAGCCGGGATGGCGGATACAATGTGCAAAATATCCCTCTGTCGGTTGACGTACAGATGATCTCTGGGCGAACAGCACGGGAGCTGCGGGGGAATGTGTGGCAGGTGTCCTATCAATACGGATATTTTGACACGGAAATGAAAAACAAGGTGATTGCGGCCTGCGAAAAGGGAACACGGGAACCGATTATCTGCGGTTTTTTGCCACAGGAATCCGATGGGGCGCTGCAATATTCCAGCTTTATCGTAACGTCTTTTACCCGGCCTAAATTTATGTGGGCGAGGCGAATCGGACGTGGAGAGGAGACCAAGGAGACCCCACTGTGGGCAGACTTTTCTGTGGAACTGCGGGAGGTGACGCCGCATGATTAAAAGCGGGCAGGCGTATCATGCGGCGATCACAGGAGACGCGCGGCGGGTGCTGCTGCGGGCGGTCATTGACATCATTTCCCCGGATATCGTCTTTCAGGCGGGCGGCACGTTGGGACAGATCCCGTGGAGCAATCTGGAGCAGATCCACGATAAGGTTTTTGACAACCCCACCAAGTACGCAACATTAGAGCGTGACCGGTGGGTGCTGGACGGGACGTGGGACCTTCTCCCGGACGATCCCACTCAGACGGTTGGACAGATGGGCTACATCGGCAACGTGCTTTCTGGCGCGGATGGGACGTTTGCCACGCCTCCGTGGGTGGAGCTGCGGTTTTCCGGGGTTTCCGTGCTTCAGGCGTGCTCCGTCTACTTTCCCAGCAACGCCTACGACGGCGTGCCGGAGGATTTTACGGTGGAGGTCAAGCAGGGCGGCACGGCGTACCACACGCGTACGTACACCGGCAACACGGCTTCCTCCGTATCGCTGGAGGGCTTCACGGTCAACAACCCCGACGCCATCCGGGTGACGGTGACCAAATGGTCACGGCCCAGCAGGCGGATGCGGGTGGTGGAGATCGTCCCCGGCGTGTATGAGAACTGGGACGGCGGGATGATCGCCGAGTTCAGCGTCAAGCAGCAGGGCAATGTGGCGGCCACGGCGCTGCCGTATGGCACCTGCACCCTTAAAATCGACAACCTTTCCCGACGGTTTGAGCCGCGCAGCAAAAACGGCATTTTTCAGTCCATCGAGGAGCGGCAGGGGATTGACGTCTCTCTGGGTGTTCGTCTGGCGGACGGCACGGACGAGTACAAGCGGCTGGGGATCTTCTACCAGTATTCCGGCGGCTGGAAAACCGGTGACAACGGCCTGACGATGCAGTGGACGCTGGTGGATATCATCGGTCTGCTGGCAAACCGGGAATTTCTGGTCCCAGCCACGCTACCCACGACGCTGGGCGGGTGGATCGGCGCTCTGGCGGCGCAGCTGGGCGTCAACTTTAAGGACCGCTGGCACGTGGATCCCAATTACACGGCGCTGCCGGTGACGGTGCGGGTGGCGGAGGACCTGCAAGGCAAAAAGTGCGGGGATATCCTCCGGTGGGTGTGCCAGGCCACGGGCACATGGCCCCGGTCGGACGCATCCACTGGAGACCTGACCGCCGAGCCGCTGTGGAGCGAGGGCAACAAGGTGACACTGGACAACCTCAACAGCTACCCAACCATGAAGGCAAACGGAGACGTGGCGGCGCTGATCTTCACCCTCAACGATGGGGCGGACACGAAATACATCGTGTCCGGTAACGCCACATCGTCCAGCGAGACGGTGAGCATCGACAACCCGTTTATCAAGACCGAGGCGCAGGCGTTGGCGGCGGCGCGGCTAATCCTCGCCACCTATGGCGGGAACGTACTGGCTCTGACGGGCCGGGGCGATCCGTCCTCCGAGATCGGCGACGTGGAGACGGTGTGGCTGGACGAGAGCCAGGCCACCACGGCCCGGCTGACCATGCAGACGTTCCAGTTTTCCGACGGCGTCATGCAGGGTTGCCAGAGCCAGCTGCTACAGGCGGACGGCAGCTTTTTGTATCAGGGGCGCGAGGTCATCACCACCCCCGGCACATGGAAGGCACCGGCGGGA